AAAATGCCTACTTATAAAAATACAACACAGAAAACGATGCAACTAATACTTAATCATAACAACGATTACACAAACATTAAACCATTTCAAGAAGTAGAATCGGAAGTGATATATGATATTGAAGGTCTGGAGTTGATAGATGATGCTCCTTATTTTAATTCAGTATTGGTAGTTGATGATGTTGAAGTTCCTGATATCTCTGAGCCATATGAAATAGATATTCATGAAGATGCAAGAGTAATTGAAGTCATTAACACAACTAGTTCAATGATTTATCTGTATTTTCAATCAACAGATAACACGCCTCCAACGATCGTTAGTGGTGGGATGACAAAATCATTTGAAAATTTTCATAGATTCTCAAATAAATTAGTGTTCGTTGCAACTGCAATAACAGCAGCAAATGAAGTGATAGTTTCCCAATCTATTGGATAAAAAATAAAAAAATTCATCGACCTAATTGGTTGATGCATGGAAACCCGGAGGGCCGAGTAAATTTGCGTATGCTTGCTCTTATATGCAATATGAGCAAAAGTTCGGTCTTTGGTTAGTATTATAGAACTGCAACAAAATTCTCACACAGTTTATAATTTAAAGTTTTGAAAGTATTAACATTTCAAAGCTTTAAATTTATTTATTTTCTATATTCATACGGGAATCCTAAGATATATCGTTTTTAACAACTACACATATTAAACTCGTTAAATGACATATCTATTTGACAAAATAGGGCTTTGGATGCTATACAAATCCAGGATAAATTTAGGTCAATAGACTATTTTATATATGTCGTTAATGTGTCACAATTATTAGGAATTAATTATATTGGTAGATGTATTCATGCAGTAGAAAACGAAGATCATGAACTTGAACAACATTTATATTATCTTACTAAGGAGTGTACTATGGATAAATTATGGTTATACGCCATGAAGCCTATTTGGAGTTTTATCATTAATGTTCTGTATTGGATATTTCATATTTTTAAACTTCGAAGTGTATTGAAAGAAAAACAGTATATCAAAAATACGACAATAAGTATAATATCACTCAAACATCAATTAGAAAGAACGTCTTGGGTTCAAGATAATTTTAAAGATTGGACTCCATGGGTAATTACTTTTATATCTAGAAACTATAAAGACGATTGTGATATGTCACACACATTTGGAAAATTTTTATTTGATTGTATTGGTATTAAATCAAAGAAGCTAAGTCTTCGTGGAGATTCTGGAGGACATGCTGTTTGTGTATCTAAAGACGATAGATGGATGATTACTAATAGTCATTTAATAGATCTAAAAGAAGCTAATCAGCACGTTCTTCAATATTTTAATGGTAAATATGATCGAATAATTTAACATATAATTAAATGGAGAGTTTCTATGATTGGTGAAATACTCGGAAAACTATTTGGTACAGATAAAGCAATTGCAAGCATAGTCGATAATGCTAGTAATGCATTAGATAAAATGATCTATACCGAAGAAGAAAAATCAGACGATATGGCAAAGTCTAGATCAGAAGCTCGTGGAATGGTTATATCTTGGATGAATGCAACACAAGGTCAAAATTTAGCAAGAAGGCTCATTGCATTAATAGTTACTTTTGTGTGGGTATTTCAATACTTTGTTATGACTATCTTATCAGTGACGGCTATATGGGTTCAAGACCCAAGCCCATTTGTCGAATCTTCTAAGATTATAGGAAGTTATGCTGAAAATATGAATGGGGCTATGATGCTTATATTAGGTTTTTATTTTTCAGCACCGTTCCTTGGTGACATAGCAAAAGGTGCAATGAATAAATTCTCAGGAAAGGAGAAATAAAACTATGGGAGATGATATCTCAGATAATTTTGCAAGAAATGAATTTCAATGTAAATGTGGGTGTGGATTTAACACCGTCGATATTAAATTGATTGAGTATCTTGAAAAGCTTAGAAGGCATTTTAATGCTCCAATAACAGTCAATAGTGGGTGTCGTTGTTCAAAATATAATAAACGAATTGGTGGGGCAAGTCGATCACAACATATGATTGGACGAGCATCTGATATTACTATTAGTGGTGTTACACCAAGGGAGATTGCAGATTATGCAGAATCTATAAATGTCCCAGGTGTTGGAAGATATTCAACATTTACTCATATTGATAGTCGAAGTAAATTTGCTAGATGGGGGTCGAATGATTAAAATGTACCTTTAATCATGATTAATGTTGTTGTATATTATTATTTATTTGAAGTAAGTCTAAATGTTTAGTTTGACATTTAGACTTATTTTAGTTAAACAATTAATTGACTTTATAAAATCTGCCGAGGCCAAAAAAAATTAAACCTACTTATTATAGGAGTGCAACACGATGGCTAAAATAGTAGAACCAACAACACAGTTCTTAGTGCCAACACCGAATGAGCATGTTAATTATGTGTTTGAATCAACAAATACAATTGAGGAGTATAGAACAGCAAGATACTTAAACCATATAACTAATATGTTTGGTAAGGATAAAGTAATAAAAAAATTAAACATGATTACTGCTGAATTAACAGCAAACACAGTCACTATAGGATTTAATGAAGGGGTCTTAGTACAAGATTCGACACTAATCAAAGTATTGTACCCGTTTGAAAAAGAATTAGTAAACTTATCATCAGCTTGTCAAACGTCAGATATTTATTATGTAGTGGTTTATACAGATTTTAACTTTTCACCAGTTACATCCGCTCCTACTACCAATCCAAATCAATTTAATGTTTACATAGGTATATTGGATAATGTTTCCCATATTCTCTACACTACAGATCCAACTATCACAGATACGGTAATTGCTTGGGATACTGATGTAAACAGAATAATATTGTATGCTGCACCAATAACTGATTTAACGACAATCCCAGTAACAATTAACATTGCATCTAATATTTATAATATTAGAAAGACAATTCAAGTTTCTGAATCTTCAGAAACATTTAATTATGAAAGAGATATTGATATTGATTATTTTAATGGGGGAGTACTTACTTTCTCTGATGATAACGCAGTTGATATGGTGAGTTTATTGAAATCACTTCGTCCATATATTGTTTCACCTGTAAATGCGAGTCCTTCTAACTTAGCAACTAACATTACTGAAACTCCAACGTTATCTTCTGATGAGTTCGAGTGTATCAATGGATCTGATACTCATTTAAATTCTGACTGGGAAATATATTCTAATTCTAGTCTTTCTACTCTGGAGTGGTCAAGTTATACAGACACTACAAACAAAGTTTCCATAGTTGTTCCTGCTGGAGAATTATTATTAGATAATACAGATTACTGGTGGAGATGTAAACACACAGGTACGACATATGGTGCAAGTGCTTGGAGTGTAGCCACAAAGTTCACTACTATAACTTTATTTATATAATAATGTACTTGAAATGTTATCCAGTACACGCTCGAAACTAAAAACAATTTTTGGAAAAGATGTTTTTTTGATAATATTAAAGATACTAAATTATAATATTAGAAAGATAATTATGAAAGAGATAACGATATCGAATCGATTATTTTAATGTGGGGGAGATATTGCTTATTTATAGGAGATTTAAAAAATGACAATTGCGACACACACACATATACCAAATCAAGATATTATATTTGAGCCATATAGTCAAAAGTTTTATTCCTATTATGATCATAATGATGATATACTGAAATATTATATTGATCCTAAATTTGGTGAATTTACCAGAATACTTGGTGAAAACACAATTCTTGAAGGGTTGACCATTTCAAATGTTTCTCATACTGCTAATTCTGTATCTTGTACTGTAGTTAAAGGTAGGATGATTATTGATCGTACTTATATTGAAATAGAATCTGATGAAAATATTACATATGAACATGCTAACTCTTTTTCAGATTCAGGGTATTTTGTTTTATCTGTAAGATTTAATAATCAGAATATTCTCAGAGCAAATAAATCGACATATCATTTGACTTATTTTACAGCAACTAGTCTTTCGCATTCTGATTTTGATCCAACTGAAAATTTGATTATTTTGGGAGTTTTTTCTTTTGCAAATACAAATGCAGTTATTACTTCTTTTAATTTAATAGATTTTGAGTTTGGGGCAACAATAATTCTTGATGGTGTCGAAAAGACTATTCGGAATGTTGAAAATTCGACTAATACATTACTTGATGGAGGGATAATTAATTTTAGTGATGTAGAACCCTCTGGATATAATAATGTATTTGATATGGTGAATTTATTGAAAGTACTTGGTGCTACAGTAACTTACACAGTATAACATAGGAAAACAAAAATATGGTAACGATTAATGCATATAATAGAGTTTCACAATCGTTATTCACAAAATTTGTAAAAACGATTGACATTGAACGTAATTTAGAATTTTCTATCGTTGGTGTAAATAATATTTACAACACTGACCTATCTGTGTACGCATATCTTCCAGCGTCTCAATTTTATAGTATTTTTCCTGGAGCAATCATCACAGCTAACAATCAATCTAGATATCTATTATCAAAAATTAATCCCGATAACCCAGTGATTTTAAATTCTTCGGTTGATTGGAATAATGATGGGCTTGGATATTCTTTTACTTATAAAAATCCAATTTCACAAATCATAGATGAAAATCAAAATATAACGGGATATATTACTGCTGATAATAAAATTTACATTACTGGTAGTTCAACAGAAGTAACAACAGATCAAATAACATCAACATCGAATGGATTAAAATTATTAAATTCTGAAGGATATGGGATATATATTACTGCTGATGGGCAAATATACAAAGGTGATTCAAACACCAATGTTTGGGAAAATGTTGGTGGGATTTCTGATATTGAATTAGCTAATCTTGTACGGAAAACGGATACAGATGTTTCTGGCAATTTATGGGTACTTGATGAGGATGTACTTTCTTCTGATTCTGATGAAAAATTAGCTACCCAACAATCTGTTAAATCTTTTGTTGATGATAAATCGATTGATGGAGGAAGTTTTTAATATATTATATGGAGGTATTATGACAGTATTATCATCTTTATTTTCACCACACCCTGCTGCATCAACATTAAATACAGACACAGATGTTTCAGGTAATTATTGGGTATTAGATGAAGACGACATGACGTCAAATTCTAATACTAAAGTTGTGACACAACAATCTACAAAAGTATATGTAGACACAAAGACAGCAATAGTTGATGGTGGAGTAATTTAATAGGAGATTAAAAACAATATTGACGAGGTATATATTAAATGTCAAACAAAATTCAAATAAAACGAGGAGCATTAAGTGAGTTACCTGTATTAGATATAGGTGAACCAGCATTCTGTACAGATACTCATGAGTTCTATATTGGTGATGGTATAACTAATCATCAAATAGGAGGGATTGTATGGAAAGTAATTTCAACTAATACGACTGCTGCAAATCTGGTTGGTTATCTCATTGATTGTTCTTCCATTCCAATAACACTTGCTCTTCCAACATCACCTATAGAAGGGGACACTGTTGGTATTTGTGATTACACATCAAGTGCTTCAATAAATTCAATAACAATTACTTCGACAAATAATATTAAAGGTTCTCCAACAAGTTTAATTATAGACGTTGCTGGAGCTGGATTAGTTCTTGTATACTCCGATATTTCTCGAGGTTGGGAAATAGTAAGTGAAACCTCATCAGGATTATTAAGTTTATTTGGAGACACAACTCCACAGCTTGGTGGAGATCTTGATTTAAATGGAAATAATATAATATTTCCATCAACAACAATTTTAGATGTATTAGATGACGATACTATGGCAGCTAACTCTGCCACTAAATTAGCTACACAACAAAGTATCAAATCATACATAATCAACAATGCATATGTTCATTCTACTCATCCGGGTGATGATATAAATGTAGATACAACAGAATTAACTGGTGCAGTTGTAGTATCTGATATTGATATTAATGTGTCAACAGATGTATCTGGTCATGTGACTGATGCTAATGGTAGTGTTTCAACTCGAACACTTACTCTTGCAAATCTTGGTTATACAGGAACATCAGATGCAAATACCTACGTTCATCCTACTCATCCAGGAGATGATGCATCAGTTGATACTGGGGTATTAACAGGTGCAGTTGTAATATCGGATCTTGATTTTAATATAAGCACAGACACAAAAGGTCATGTGACCGACACTAATGCTACAGTTACGACTCGTACATTAACAAAAGCTAATATTGGATTAGGTAATGTACCAAACCTTAACTTCAGTGATGCTTCAAACATTACAACAGGTACATTGTCGACTTCTATTCTTCCAGCTCTTGCCATTACTGATGTTTTCGCAGTTATAAATGAAATTGCTCAATTGGCATTAACAGCACAGGAAGGTGATGTTGCAATACGATCTGATATTTCTAGTACATACATTCATAATGGTGGTGTTACTGGAACTATGTCTGATTGGTCAGAACTTTCTACACCTCTTGATGGTGTAACTAGTGTCAATACATATACAGGACCTGCAGTAACACTTAACCAAGATGATATCGGTTCAGGGTCGACATATGTACAAACACAAAATGATTTTAACGATACTTTGTTAGGTAAGTTAAATGGTATAGCAACTAATGCTAATAATTATACATTGCCAGTTGGTTCAACATCTATTGGGGGAGTCAAATCAGGAACAGATATTACTATAGATGTTAGTGGAAATGTCTCAGTTAATGATGACTCACATAATCATATCATATCAAATGTGGATGGTCTTCAAACAGCTCTTGATTTGAAACTCAATGCTGCTTCAGCATACGTACATCCAACTCACCCTGGTGACGATGCAGCGATAGATACAGGTGCATTAATAACAGCAACAGTAATATCTGATCTAGATTTGAATATCACAACAGATGCTTCTGGACATGTGACTGATGCTAATGCGACTGTAGCAACTCGGGAACTTACACTTGCAGATCTTGGTTATACTGGTTCTGCTACTGCTAATAATTATACTCTTCCTGTAGCTTCGACAGTACTAGGTGGAGTAAAATCAGGAACAGATATAACAGTAGACATTAGTGGAAATGTTTCTGTGAATAACGATAGTCATACTCATGATGGCAGATATTTTACGGAAACAGAATCGGATTCAAGGTTTTTATTAGTATCAAATTTATTAGATGAAGACACTATGTCATCTAATTCAGCAGTTAAACCTGCATCACAACAAAGCATCAAAGCTTTTACAGATTCAAGTGTTTCTACACATTCATCTTTATCTACAGGAGTACATGGTGCAGGAACAAATGCATTATTACACACTGGAAGTCTAATTGATGGTGGTGCATTTATTTAATTTATATAATAACAAAAAAGGATTTAATTTTTGTGATTGGAGAAAAGGAACTTGATTTATTTGCAAAAAGAAAAGAGGTTGCGAATTTAAACGAAATGTTAAATTCAATAGATACAACTACTAAAAATAAAGAATTGATAAATCAAATTAATGATACAACTACTAAAGATCAAAATCTAGTAAATCAAATTAATGAACTATTGTCTAAAAATAAAGAATTGACAAATCAAATTAATGACATGTTGGCTAACAACACAACTCAAATCGAAAATTTGTCAACACAAAATGATCTATTGGTAGGTCAAAATAAAGAATTCAAAACAACTTTGAAAACATCTTCTGACAAACAAACTCAGGATCAAATTGTTATCGACACATTAAATAAAAAAATATTTAATTTAAGAAAACAAATAGATTCTCCAAATATTGATATTTAAAAGGTACTGATATTAATGTCGAATAAAATTCAAATTAAACGAGGAGATTTATCGGATATTCCAATATTATCTGTTGGTGAATTTGGATTTACTACCGATGTTGAACAATTATACATTGGTACTGGGTCTTTAAATCTAAAAATACTCACGTCAGATGATCAATATATCCATCCTACTTATACAGCAAGAACAGAATCTGGTGATACAACAGCTCTGACAGGAGCGACGGTAATCTCAGATCTAGATTTTAATGTTTCCTCTGATGCTTTTGGTCATATTACTGCTTGTGATATAACAACACTGGCTACACGTGATCTTACACTTGCAAATTTAGGTTATACTGGTGAGACTAATGCTCAGGCAAATGTAGCAACGAATATGAGTTGGACTGCTGGTACTACCTCTGGACCTATTTGCAATAGTTCGACAGGGTCAGATTCAGCAATACCAGTTGCATCTGCATCTGCATCGGGTGCTGTAAATACAACAACTCAGACTTTTGCCGGGGCCAAAACTTTCTCAAGTCCAGTCAACGCCCCATCGTTTGTAACATCAAACTGGACAATAGATCAAAATACAGATGGGTCTCTTGGATTTTTTTATAATTAATATAAAATGGAGAATATTTTAAAATGGTTGAGGTAGCTAGATTAACACAGGACGGGGAATTAGAATTATCTGGGGAAGTGAATAGTCGGCTACCTGTCATAACTAATAACTTAGTTGCATATTATCCTTTTGATGGAACTAATAAATCTGCAATAGGAGCAAATGTATTAGATTATTCTACTTGGGTTATTGGGTCTACTCAATCACAAACAGGTTTTGGTGCAAATGGCGACGGTAATTCAATAGTATATGATATAGATCCTTTTGGTAATTATACCGCTATTTGGCAAACATTAAACAATGATATTTCTAGTGGTGCAGACGGTGGTTGGAACAGTAGTCTATTTTCAATAGACAATACTAAATTATATAGATTTTCAACTTGGGTAAATAGAAGAGTCCTTGGTAATGGGAATTTTTATTTTGGTTGTCATGGATATGGTTCTGTTGCGGGGGTATATACTAATGCAAATGGAACAACTAATTATACAAATCCTTATTTTACTTCTAGGGGTTGGAATTTACCTTTGGATGAATGGACATTAGTTGTTGGGCATATATTTCCATATGATCATACCAGTACAAGTATGCATGTTGACTCAGGTTATTATAATACTATTGGAACAAAGATAGCAGGATGTAGTAAAGATTTTCGCTGGAGGACAGAAACTACATCAGCAAATCATAGAAGTTACTTATATTATTCAACAATACCTTCTACACACCAACTATGGGCTTATCCAAGAGTAGATATTTGTGATGGCTCTGAACCTACTATTAATGATCTATTAATGGGTGTTAATGGTGATGGAGATACATTAAATGTAATTACAGATTCAAATACCACTCTAACTTATGATGGAGTTAATATTGACCAATCTGGTACAAATTATCTATCTAGTGGATTAAGTGATTATACAGCTTTTAATACAACTTATTGGAATGGATCATATCTTACAAATACAGGAAGATTGTCTGAATTTGAAACTCCAATTTTCAATTATGATGCTACCACTTCTACAAACTACATATACACACATGATTATGTGTTAGATGACGATCTTACGACTTTATCAGGAAAAACAATTACATTCTCGTTATATATGAGAAGATTAGAAGGTGCAGGAAATGGACGAATTAGAGTGTATGATAATGTTATTGGATATAGATATTTAACTGTATCTATGACACAAGAATTTAAAAGATTTTTCACTACAGTACCTATTGGAACAAACCCGACTAGAATATTTGTAATGGTAGATACTACGGGATCAGGTAATTATGAATTCCATTCTCCTCAACTTGAAATAAGTTTATATCCTACAGTATTTATGAAATCATCAAGAAGTACAGGTAGTTTAGCCATTCAAAACCCAGTTAAAACTGGAAATTTCACAATCAATTTTAAATGCAAGATCAACACAGTGGTTGGACAGGCCCTTTCTTACCAATCTATATTTTGTATGGGTAATTATTACACAAATAATTCTTTTACTATTATGGATCAAGGCTCTCCAAATATTTCTGGTAATCAATCGTTAATTAGAAAGGGGGATGCTGCCCAATGGGGATGGACACCCACGTTTACATCTTCTTCAAATTTTCAAGATGAAAATATTTACACAATAGTTAGAGACAGCACTAATTACAAAGTATACACAAATGGACTGTACAAAGGTTCTGTTGCTCATTACTCAACTACTATGCAAGATTTAATTTGGGTAGGTAGCCGTAATTCTGGTGGAAGTGTAGGTTCTTCAGAAATATCTGAACTATCAATATTTAATACAGATTTAACCTCGATTCAAATAACACAGTTAGTAGGTTCACAATTAAATCTTCGACCCACAGGTGATGTTTATAACGAAATAAACGAATCCCCTATTTTCTTGATGTCTGATATTTATTATTTCCCCCTCGGGTGTGATGGAACAAGTTTATTATCTGATATTGCTCCAACTATCATAACCAACGATTCATATGAGGATAGTTCAATTTATGTAGGATTATCAACCACAAATCTATACAGTTCTAGTAGACATGGTACATTTATTTTTGATGGTATTTGGTATAAAGGAACAAATTCGTCTGGTTTCCGGAGACATTATGTTGACCTTAGTAATTTAACTAATGGTGAAACTTATACTTGTTCAATTTATATATACAATCCAAACCAAACAACCATTACAGGATCTGCTGATTGGTGCGATAGTGGAGGATCGACAAGTGTTTCTGTATTGCCCTACGAAACTAAAAGAATTGTTTTAACAGGCACTAGATCTGTATATAATTCAACTTATAGATTTTTTGATATAGTTATAACTACCGGTATCGAATATTGGTACAGAGATGTTCAAATTGAATATTCTGCACATGTAACTCCTTATACATTTGGGTCAAGAGGAGCCACAGCTTTTTCTTACTCATCTCCATCTTTTATAAATTTAAGTGAAGGTACAATTGGTGTTTGGTTTAAACCAACAGCAGGTTTCTTTAATCAATCATCTTGGAATAGAGTGTTTGGTCACTCAACTACTACTAATGTTAATGAGATCCAGGTAAAGAGAAACAGTACAGGATCAAATCTTGTACTGTCAATCTCTAATAGTTCTGGTTCTCCTCAGTCCTCTTGGAGTAGTTGCCCTTCTGCAACAATTACAGCAAATAATTGGTATTTTGTTGTTGCAAGGTGGTCAATTTCAACAGGTAAAATGTCATTGACTGTAAATGGTGTTAAAAATGAACAAACATGGACATCAACTTATCAACCGACTGTTCTTGGAACATTTCAAGTAGGTTATCATGCATACACGAATAGATGGTCTGATTCTTATTTTAAAGATTTATTTACTTCGCAAATTTCTTTATCTGATGCAGAAGTAACAGCAATATATAATAATAAATTAAATATAGATCAAGATAATATTCAAACCCAATATATATTAAAAGAAGGACAAACATTTTAAATGGCTAAATTAAGAGGTGGGACCACAATCGGTGGCTTTTTAGCCACAAATTATGATAATTTTAAAAGTATGTTAAAAAACTTAACTTATGTTTCTTTAACTGGTGATGTGATAGGTTCAACAACGTTTGATAGTGATGGTGATTTATCTATGACTACGATCGTTGTTAATGACAGTCACTCACATTCTACTTCTACTATAACTAATCTTTCTGGAACAAATACAGGTGACAATTCAGGAGTTACTTCTGTGTCTGGAACTGCTCCGGTAGTTTCATCTGGTGGTACAACTCCAGCGATATCGATTCCAGCAGCGACAGCATCGGTTAGCGGATACGCTACTTCTACTCAGATAACGAAACTCGATGGTATTGCAACTAGTGCAAATAATTACATACTTCCAGTTGCATCAACAACTATCGGCGGAGTAAAATCAGGAACAGATATTACAGTAGACGGTAGTGGAAATGTGACGTTAAACATAATAGATGGAGGAGAGATTTAAATTGTTAGCTTTGTTTTTATCCCAGTATATAGACACTAAAGTAGTAACTAAACAATCTTTAAAACAAACATTAATAGTGGGGTAATTTAAAATACACAAAAATAGGAACAATAATTATGGCTGTAATCTCACAAATTATTATTGACCCGTTTGGGACACAACCAGACCATTCGACGTCAACAAGCAAAAGTATTTTTAAAGAACAAAATTTGCGTTCAGGAACATTTAATTCAAATAATTTAAGTCTACTGACCTCTGTTGTTGATAATAATGCAATAATTGATGGGCTTAATTTTTCAAGAATGTATTTTTCGAATTCTAATCATACAATACACTTTGAATTTAATCCAGGAAGATTAATTCAAGATTTTATTTTGTTTGATGTACTAGAAACAGTAAATGTGTCTATTGATGTGTTTTCTGAATATGATATCAATGCTGTAAGTATAACAGAAAATTATTTTAGAATCTCAGGTGATCATACAATAAACTTTCCACCAAACAAAACGTTCGGTGTTTTCAATTCAAGTACTTCTGGATATAATCATACTAACTGGTCAGTAGTGTCTACTACATATACTGGAGGTTATACATATATTTATACATCTCAGTCATTGACTGTTAATGATCATACAGGTTTGATTGTCAATGATAATTTTCCTAACACGGATGCTTCGACACAAGGGCTAGTTATTATCACATCTCAATTTAAATATATGGATACTGTTGAAGATAATGAAATAAAATTTATCCCTGTATATATTAACTCAACATATGAATACACGCCGACTTTTAGTGTTAATTTAAACAAGATAATTTATTCAGTTTTTTCAATTACAAAAGATATGGCTAATTTTATTATCTTACCAACTGTTTATGGCATTAATGATGATATTGGTGATTTATCAATTCATGGAACGAATTATCGAATTCACAATACTACGGATTTAATTGAAACAGATACAGATATAAATGTAGATGGTGGAGAGTTAATAGATTATGATACTGATGAGATTGACGATGAAGAGGTAGTAGAAGAAGAAGAAGTAATAACTGATGGGGAGTTAATAGGTTATGAAGGTGAAAATTTAATTGTTATTGATGGTGGAGATTTATTAATTTATGACGATGGAGAGGTAATTGTTATTGATTGTGGAGATTTGATGATTTGATGTTTTATTTTTATTTTTTAAATATTATTTAGGAGAAATGTGATGGCTGTTACTATTAAATTTAAACGAGGAACAACTCAGACTGTAACTAATTATAAAGATGCTGTATCTGGTGAACCAGTATTTGATTACGAAGCTGGTAAATTATTTGTATCCATGGGAGAAGGTGATAATCTTGTTCCTGTTGATGGTGTTCATGTTAATGATATAGGTACAACTGGGGGAATAGGTTTTGGTGTTGGAATTTGTCCAACTAATCTAATACCTACAAATATGTCCGCAATGGCGGGAACATATGAGTTAATGAATGATAATTATGGCAATTATCAATATCAAGATGGGTCTATAGTATGTTATGTTCCGATCCATTGGATGAAAGTTGGTACAGGTTCTAATGGTTTTGGTGTAAATGAAATTAGTGTTATGAAATATTCAACATATGCTGATGAAACAGCAGCTAATGCGGCTGGATATTTTCTGCCAAGATGTTTTATTGATGGAGGGACTACACATCTGGGATATTTTGTTGATAAATATCAATCAAGTAAAAACGCTTGGGGCACTGGATACATAGCATCATCGATTAAAAATGGCCTTCCACTGTCCATTGCTTCGACACATAATCCTATAGCAGACTTAACAGCCTGTACAGGAAACTATTATTACGAAGCAATTACAGCAGCTCATGCCCGTGACGGAGTTGATGGTGCAGTAAATGGTAGTACAGCTTGGTTTTGTTGTTCAAGATTTATTTATGTTAATCTTGCAATGCTTGCAACAGCTCATGGCCAAGCAGCTCAAGCAACACCTAATTGTGCATGGTATGATGGTACTGGTGTAACTAATTTTCCAAAAGGATGTAATAACAATGCTCTTGGTGATGTAAATGATGGTACGATTTCATATTTAACAGATGGATATCCTAATTGTGGATTAACAGGATCAGGTACACCCTTTGCCAAAACAACACATAATGGACAAAATTGTGGAGTTGCTGATTTAAATGGTAACATGTTGGAAATTAGTACTGGTGTTACTTGTGTTGCTGCAACTAAATCGATTGAAGCTATAACAAGAGCAAATCCAGCTAATGTGACTATAACAGCACATGGATATACTACTGGTAATTATGCACAAATAATGGGTGTAGTAGATAATGATTGGAAACTTATCGATGATAAAATATACCAAATTACAGTAATTGATGCTGATAATTTTACAATAGATAATCTTAATACTTCTACATTTGATGCTCATTGGGTTCAAGGTACTCATGGAGGTACAGTTACAGTCGGTAATTTCTATGTAGCAGATGAAGCGACAGCAATGTCGGATTTCACAAGCGGCAATTCTGGCGCTACGGATCATTGGGGCGCAACTGGTGCAGCAGCTATGATGACTGAGTTTACACCAGTCTTTGATAGTGTTTATCCAAATAATGGGTTTACCCAACGAATGGGATCTGGAGCAAATCAAGTTCTGTCAGAAGATCTGACAGGGAATGGTGCAGTACTTAGATCTCTTGGTATGCCTACTGACTCAGATGGTGTTGATGTGACTGGATCTAATTTGTTTGGTAAAGATTACTATTATCAGTACATTAGAAACGAACTATGTGTGCTATCCGGTGGGTATTGGCTCAGCACGACGAGTGCCGGTGTTTGGCATGTGTATTGGTACAACAATCGCACGAGCTCGAGCTACTATGTGTCGTTTCGGGCTGCCTCTCTTTTGTAACTTTGTTTAGGCCACGATAGTGGCCTATTTTAAACTTAAATATTTGAAAATTTGAAAAGGAAAAAATTGAAGACTTCACCTGAACCGACGTTAAACCTGAAATTTGTTGAAATGATGAAACTATTAAATATTTATTTGAATCATTTTCCGAATCATGAAAAATATGCGTTATCTAATCTAATTAGACAAACGGCATATGAAATATATGATTTGATTACTGAAAGTCAAAAAAGATATTTTAAAAAGACAACTTTGACTAATCTTGATATATGTCATGAAAAACTTAGAATGCAAATTTATTTATCGTATTCTTTAGGGTATTTTAATTTTAAAGACGGACGTAAATCGATTAACAAAATCGAAGGTCAAAAATATCTTGCAATTTCAAATTTGATAGATGAATTAGGAAAAATGATTGGTGGGTGGATAAAAAGTGTTAAAGAGCATAAACAGTGGAATTAAATTTTTTATGTTTTTGACTATATAATAAGTTTTATAGGGAATGCTATTAACATGTGTGCTATCCGGTGGGAATTGGAACAACACGACGAATGCCGGTGTTTGGAATGTGAATTGGAACAACAATCGCACGAACTCGAACAACAATGTATCGTTTCGAGCTGACTACAAGACCTCAAACTCAGATATTGAGATAGTGGAATTATAGGGATAGCGTTTCCTGCAATATGCGAAATCAACAAAACATACGTTTTTGGTAGGCTAAAAGACCAGTTCGAAGATCAAGTGTGTTTAAATTTTAGGGTGTTAATTAATTGAAACGGATAGGGAATTTATTCGATATAGTGTTTAGTAAAAGAAATCTTTATTATGCATATATCGATTCACGTAAGAGTAAAAGAAAGAAACAAGCATGTTTTAGCTTTGAAATATCGCTTGGTAGTAATCTTGAAGAGTTATATGATGAAATTCATAATGGATGTTATCGACCAAGACCATATAAAAAATTTACTGTTTATGAACCTAAAGAACGTATGATTTATGCACCAGCTTTTCGGGATACTGTAGTGCAACATGCAATTTATCGAGTTATTTATTCAATTTTTGATAAAACATTTATTGATCAATCTTTTGCATGTAGAAAATGCATGGGTACACATAAATGTAGTAAGAAAACACAAAAATATATGCGAAATTGCAACGACAATGAATATACTTTAAAACTAGACATTAGAAAATTTTTTTATTCAATAGATAGGGCAATTTTAAGAAAACTAATTGAAAGGAAAATTAAAGATGCTCGATTAGTTGATGTAATGATGATGTTTACAGAAATGGATACTCCAGTAGGTATCCCAATTGGTAACTTACTGAGTCAGATTTACTCATTAATTTATATGACTCCAATAGACTACTTTGTTAAACGAGTTTTAAAAGTTAAAAAATATATTCGATATGTTGATGATTTTATCTTGATTGGAATTACACGAGATCAATGTATTGACTATAGATTGAAAATTATTAATTTTATTGATAAAGAATTAAATCTGAAATTATCTAAATCAACAATTCAAAAAATTAAGAAAGGATTGAATTTTGTCGGATATCGAACTTGGAAATCAAAAAGATTTATTAGAAAATATAGTCTTTTTAAATTTAAGAAAAAAGTTAAACACAATAAGCAATTGTCTGTTATATCGATTTTAGGACATGCAAAGAGCACTAATTCGATAATTTATATGTTTAAAATTTTAAAGGATATTAAAAATGATATTAAAATACCAAAAAGTTTTAGTACAGTACGACGAAATGCACTCTTCTACTATCGTTATTGTTGAACCAGATTATAGTGAAGATGATACAGTAAGAGCAGTAGAACTTTGTACAATTGATGGGTACACTTATGTATATTGGCCCGGTGGATTAACTATTCCAGACCAACCAACGGAAATAGTTAATAGTATTGGTGAAGTGACTTTAACAGATGAATTAAAAACACAAATTAAAGATAACAGCCCTCATGTAAAACTTTCATATCAACGTCTTCGTGATAGAATTCGATCTGTGTATAGTATTGATGAGGAACAATACTTTTCAAGAATTTCGATTGGTTCTTTATCAGGAACTTATACAATGCAAGATGATGAACCTGGAGAAATTGCAGCATATCAAACATTAGTTGAAGAAAGTCGAGAAACTGCTCGTTTAGAAAGAGTTGCCCTTGGGCTTGGATAATTTATTAAAATAAAAAATTAGTGAGTCACACAAATGATCGTGTGACTCATTCACTAACTACTAAATATTATTAATTGCCCATGTTATAATTCCTTAATAATAGAATAATTAATAACATATTTACGTTAATATACTAAATTAACGAAAACCAACAGGATTTCTTATGATTTCGATAGCTGAGTTTTATGATGCAGCACCAGTCGGTAATCGAATGTATCCAATATTAAACGATAATCCAATTATTAAATCAACACAAGAAAATAAACAAACCAGACAATCAAAAGTAAATAATCCACATTTCAAAAGAGAAAACATCAAACCAGGACTAACAGTCAAAATTGTAAGAAAAGAGAATCAACGGACTGAAAACTTCGATGTTGGAAAAGTCAAAGACATTCTGACAAGTAAAAAAACCCATACCAGAGGGATTAAAGTCCGTCTTGAGAATGGTGTCGTTGGTCGTGTTCAGGAGATTCTATGATGAGTATTCATGAATTGTTTGAAAATGGTGAATTAATACTTCAAGAAACATTAATTGATTCTATATTTAAATATATTGATTATGGTGGGTTAGAAGAAAAGATTAATGATGATGTTTTATTAGTTTTACGAGATAATGCAGGATCGAAATTCGAAGTAGATTTACAATATCGTCAAAATCAAGATTCTATGTATAAAGTACTTGTTGGAGAATATGTTAAACCAAACAAAATACTAATATATATACCTAAAAATCAAAAAGATGTAAATAAAATTTCAAATAAAGAATTAATTAATGTATTTCTACATGAGTTTTCTCACATGATTACTGATAGAAAGATACCAAGTCTAATTACATATAATGGGAAACCGATTAAATCTAGATTGCTTCCACCACCTTTTGGACAAATTAATTTTGAAGACAATAAAGAAAGAATAAAGCCATTATTAGATTATATGTTTCAACTTCGAGAAATGCCTAATTTTGCATTTTCAATTGGATTTGATTTAATTAATTATACTAAACTGACTACTGAAGAACTATATCAAAAAAATAGATTTATTATTAAACAAGAAAAAGAAACTGTCGAAAGAGACATATATTATTATAATTTAGTTGACAGTTTAAAAACTTTTTTTGAATTACAATATTTCACTAACAAGTACCATAAACTTGAATACTCACGCAAATTTATTAAGATGAGAAAAATGATTGAAAAGTATCGACGAAGATTAAAGATATATACTCGAACTATTTGATTATTATTTTTGCTGACCCTAATGTTAATTACATTAGATTTTTATAATTATACCCAATATTTTAGGAGAAATCAAAACATGTTAGATTCAATCGTTAAATTCGTAGCTAGTGATGCTTATTTTATATCGTCAGAAGGTCCTGTTGTTAATCTCCACACAGTAGCTGCTTCTGCATCTTCTGCAACAGTTACATGTACTGCAAAAGCAGATATTGATAATGGTGATTACCTTATTGTTCCAACTCCTTTACTTACTTATGCTTTTTATATGGATACTGTTGGTGACGCTGCGAGTGATCCTGATGTTACTGGAATGACTAGTGTTCAAGTAGATATTTCTGCCGCAACTACTGCTGCAAATGTTGCAACAATTCTTGCTGCCGCATTAGAAGGTGTTACTGGGCTGCTTACTGGTGCAGTAAATTCTGATGGTGATGTGGAAATTGATGTTGATACTGCTGGTGAGTGTGATGCAATTTCCGATTTTAGTTGTGGATTTACTCTTACTGAAGTTATTGGTGGAGCTGATGCAAATGGTCTGCTTAAATCAGGTACGCCTAATGCTGATAAACGAATTGTAGAAGTCAAAGATATTGCATATACTTCAGCTACAGACACTCTTACTATCCTTGCAAAGATTAAAACGAAAGTATTGACTGATGCAACGAATCCTGAAAGTAGCTACACTACTACTTTCTCTTATGCAACAATTACTGATAGTAATTGGGTCCTTGGATAATTAAAATGTGTGTGAGTTAATAATTTAATTGACTCACACATAAAGGTAGTGTATTATGGAAGCAATTATTGATTTTATAATAAACTCAATTGTTGATGGGTCACTAGATACTTTTATTTTATCAACAGTTCGTGAAAATATTGTATCAGGTCTTGTTATTTGGTATGTTTTAAATCGTCTAGCAAAAGATACTGATTGGGCACCAAACAATCAAATTATGGAAATGGTAATGGGTCTTGTGTCTAAAAAGAAAAGAGAAAAATTAAAACCAATCAAACAACTTGATACTAAGTCTAAATAATGTGAGGCAATATTATGTATATGCCAAGTTTAAAACCTATTCCATTAATATGTAACTCAGATAGTCGATTGAAACAATTATGGTTCTGGATTACTGCTACTCGTAAATGGAAATTTGATGAAGATTATATAATTCATTATCGAAAACAAAATAAATATATTTATATCCCTAAAGGGTTTAGAATTAATGGCCCATCTATTCCTAAGATTGGTTATACGATTTATAATCCAGTGGGTATATTGTTTCTTGGATCGATGCCCCATGATTTTGGTTATAAGTATAATGGGTTATTGGTATTAGATATAAATACTAAACAGTTACATCTTGAAGTGTATACAAAAGATGAATTAGACATTATATTCAATGATATAAACATCCAATTTAATAATCTTCCACATATCACCAATTGTGCTTATGTTGCTTTAAAATTATTTGGGTTTTTTGCTTGGAACAAACATCGAAAAGCTAATAGATATTTCATTTCAGATTATCCAGAATACTTAACCGATTTTAAACTTCCTAAATCTATTGAATCTAAATTTTGTCGGGGCAAAAATGATATCAAACTCAAAAATGTTTAATCAAAACTCAAGTAAAATAAATGCTCCAATGTTTATTTATTCAATTCTTTATGATAAACCATCTAAACGAATGGGTGGAAGAGTGTCAAATCACCCACATAAGTTAATTAATGGTATTGACATTGATGTTGAAGTTCCAACAGGAGCAATGAATAAATTATTCAAAATTAAAGAAATTCAAACTACTTCATCTTGTCAAGGAACAAATTTAGAGTTACCGACATTCTTAATATTTAGGCCAAATGACCAATCTATTGAATATGTAAAACAATTGTCAGGTAATCTTAATAAACAATCAAATATTAAATGTGGATATGGGATTGGAAACAACGGTAAGTATCGAATGGGTATCACAGCTAAACTGTTTTACTCTCCAGAAACTAAATTAGAATTTGTGAAATGGTGGAATAGTTTAGCTTCTAAGATTCAAAATAGTTTACCAAAATAACAATCATTTAAAAAGGAGAAGCAAAAATGGCAAACGAAAAATTATTTAAATTAACAAAGAATGAAGCATATTTTCTTAAGAAAATTCTTCCATCATGTAAGTTAACTGCTTATCAAATTCCATTATTTCAAAGTGTTATGAATGCTCTTGATAAACCGATTAAAATAAGTGATGAAATTGATAAGATGAATCGAGTATATCCGACAATTGACATTGACATTAATGATGTCAAACTTCCACCAGCAGCACCAGTTGTTCACCATCCATATAACGCTCCCGTCATTCCGCCAGTAAGTACAGGAGAAAGTTTGGATAAACTGAATAAAATAGCACAACATTTTCAATCTCCAGGAATGGTTAAACCTATTATTCAAGAACGTCCAATCGAAACGATTGTTCCTGTTGTTGAAGAAACCCCTATTGAAAGTGTAGAACTTGACTCAGATATTGAAGAATCTGGAGCAAGTATGTTTGATGTTATTGACAGCAGATCAAAATAGAACAAAATTAAAATCAAAGTTAATATATAAATAACTAAAGTAGTGTACATTTTTAAATGCTCATTTAATTAAAATAGGTAAAATATTATGTCTGATTCTTTTAATACCACAGTTGCGATTAGTTATGTTGATGCAGATACAAACGTAACTACTAGATTTATTAATGAAGCTTTATCAGCTGTTCCAGAAGGATATATTAGTGGCAAGAAAACACTTGCTGCAAATGCTTCTGATGTTATTCTTTGTTCTGCACAGAATTATGTCTTTTTTGTGTCGAGTGCAGCAGTTTCATATAAAATTAACACTGGTGGAGAAGTACAAACAGGTGCTACAGCGTTTCTTCATAATGGAGATTCTGTAGATATTATTGTGACTAATCCTAGCACAACAAATCCAGTTACTATTGATTATGTTGCTATGACAACTATATAAACTATTTTTGGAGAATGCTTATGATTTCAATTTCTCAATTATTTGAATTATCAACAAGAACTAAATCAACACTAAAAGAATCTGGGAAATTGATTGGGTCTGGTGTTGCTCTTGGTTTATCTGGTGTTGGTAAAGTAGCTGATCAAGCTGGACAATCTATTTACAAGTCAATAAATAAAAAAGATTCTCCATTGGCTTCTCCTGAATCTGAGAAGAAACCTGATAAAACATAAAGGAGTTTCTGAAAAATGGATAAAGAAATTTCTGTTGTTTCCCGACTTATTGAACTTTTTGGAGACGGTAAAAATGCAATTGAAGAACAAGGAGAATCTAATATGTTAAGTATTAAACATATTTATCGAGGAAATAAACCGTTTATTCCTGAAGGGACAATACTCAGTAACACAGAATATTTAATACTTAACGAAACATTAATAGATCATTTCTTTAAAATATTCGATAGTAGATTAATTTATCAAGAAAAAAATGTTGAAACTGTACTCGACTTAATTTATTCGTTTTGTCAAAAAAATAATATTGTAGTACATATTAAACAAGATGATAATCAGCAATTACATGGGTTTATTAGTCAAGATGGAAAAGATATTTATATTATTACACCCACTAATGTAAACAATAAAGATCTTGTTTATGTAGTGTTACATGAGTTAAGTCATTTTATTGCAAGTAAAGCTTCTAAGAATAAATTACATAAATTTATTAAATCCCCATTAACTCATGACGTTAATATTATGAATGTTGATGATATTCAAACAGAATTAGATTATTTTTTATCGCCAGCAGAATTAGCGAATTGGGCATTTACATTATCACTATCACTGTTTGAAGAGAAACATAAATCTGCTAGTGAATTTTATAAGTTAGTTAAAGATAACGTTCAACAAGAATTTAAATCTGAAAATGTGACTGTACAATTAATTTTTTCAACAAAGTTTTATAAAAGTTTGCCCGAAAATCTTAAAGTAATGTATAATTTAGTTGTCTATGTTCGTCAATTAAAAGAATTAAAAATAGAGCATAGAAAACGATTAAAATATCAAAAAAAATTAATGTTATTTATTAATATTCTTAATAAATACGTTAAACGATTAAATCGATTGTTTAGATAATTATAGAGGTTGTGTTGAATTTAAGAATTAAAACAACAACCCAAGCAATTATTTTAATCCTTAAAATAATTAACTTATAACAGGGAAGAGATTTCTTTTTTTATTTATTGAATCTTTACACAATCATAAATTTGCCGAGGTCAACCTCATAATTTCCATGAAAAACATATTTATAAACCCAAACATTAGTTTAACAAAAATAGATATCCAAACACACCGAGTGGGTAGACATAACCATATTCCAGATAGTGAATTTAATCCGACTCAATTAGCAAAAGGAATCCAAGTGGAATTTGATGATTATTATATTCGTCTTGCTAAAATGGAAAATCGCCAAGAAAGCAACGGTGAAGAAATGATATCAACAAGATTATTATTTGAATTTACTCCTGTAGAAACAAACAATATAAATGCATTTTTAAAACCAACAGATCAAACTATTAAAGAACATAACAAAGTTAATAATATTATTGAATTTGAATGCAATTCATACACTACAAAAGAATGTATGCTCCCACTTATTGAACATATTGCAGAAATAGGAAATGTGGGACATTCATTTGAAATTGTTGTTGATCCAGAATCTTCTGAAAATAAAAGAATATTTGGTTTCGATGGGGACGGTTCACATCAGATTAAAAACATTAAAGTTAATTCAGTTGATTTAAAAAAGATCATTAAAGGCAAATATTAAAATGATATCGACAAGATTATTATTTGAATCTACTGAATACAATACTTGTTTTAACAATATTAAACATATGTTAAAAACAACATTCTTATCTAATGTTAACAAACTTCAATTATCGTTAGAAGAATTTGAAGATATTAATGCTCATTATTGGGAATTAATGCGAACAGCTATTTTAAAAGATGATTCAACAAAGAAAATTTGGGAATCGAATTTTAATACTTGGAAAAAACAAATAGAAATATTAATTAAATTGAATATGATATTTAAACAAAGTAATTTAGATCCAATTAAAATGATAGGTTCATTTCCATTTCTTGGAGTAATTGGTGAAAAATTATTGTCTCCTTAGGTTCAAACATATTTTTCAGACCAACTTTCTATTTATAAGAAAGGAAATATAGTGAGTGGATATAAGAATGGTAAATATATTATTCATTAGGATGTGCCCTTATGATATCAACATCACCTATATACAGAGAAGCTGCAATAGACAGTTTGATCGAATTATGTGAAACTCCGAATTTTGAATTTACACCTATCTTTGAAGTCTCTAAAAATGCTCCAAAGATATTAAAGAAATTAGAAAAAACATTTGGTGAATATTTAGAACCAAAAGCTAATTTCAAATCAATTAATAAAAAAGCTGGATTAATACTGAGTGCATTTGCTGATGCTAAAATTACATTCAATATGTCTAAAGAAGATATTGGAACTGCATATGTGTATCCACATTATCAATTTTCAACAGATACTCCAATCAGAACAACTGCGAAAGATGTTAAAATCTTTGAAGATTTAAAACATATCAAAAAAGCCGATATTGTTGTTGACTATAAGTTATTTTACAAACAACTGAAATTAACTCCTCCCGAATTAGTTGGAATTATTCTCCATGAAATAGGTCATTTGAGTTATCATACTTCTTTTGTTCCAAATTTATTCAAAAATCTTTTGAGACTCTCTTTGTCTGTTATTGGTAAAGTTAATTTTCTTGCATGGATATTTCGAGCACTTCCAATGCAAACTGTACGTATACTTGGAATAACAGTTACGTTATGTAGTCGAACACTATCAATCTTTGAACACAAAGAAGAATATAAGTGTGATCAATATGCTGTCAAATATGGATATGGTGACGAATTAGCAGCAGCTTTTATTAAATTGAAAGAATTTACTTCGGGTAAGTTCACAACAAAAAGAAATATTTTTAGTAAAATGTTTAATTTCATTTCAACACTTATTAATATGTCAACTCATCCAACTGATATTAATCGTATTTGTAAATTATCAAAATCAATACAAACAAATTATCATGACGACTATCCGTTTCTCAAGAAAACATTAGATAATAAATTAAACTTGATTAATTGTCAATAACTCTTTATATAGGTCATTAATATGCTATCCACTTCAAATATTTTAAATGAATTATCTGATAAAACAAAAATTGATGGTAAAAAGAAAAAAAGATGACAAACTTACCTTTGGCGATAAAGCTCGAGTTGCAGGAGCATTAACATTGGGTGCTGGAGTTGTTGGAGGACTTGCTTATGGTAAAGTGATGTTGAAACGACAAATGCGGGATTATGCTCGTAATTCTGAAAATTATTAATACACATAGGTCAATAATATGCTATCAACATCAAAATTATACACAACAAACTTAACAGAGAGTCTTGGAGCAGTAGCACTATTCTCTTTAATTGGTTATATAGTTTTAGCTATTAAAGCTAGTTTATCTGCTGACGAATTAGAAAATCAATTTTTAGAAGCTTATGAAGATTCTTTATTGACATTAACTCTAGACATTGATGAAGAACAAATTGGTTTTCAATTTCCGTCTGTAACCACTCATAGTAATTTGTTTAAACGAATAGTTCATAATGGACAAATAGATCTCGTTGTTAATCTTAAAACTGCGAATTTATTGAAACAAAAATTTGGTAAATATCCAATGTTTAAGATATTGAAAACTAATGAATCTATGTCAATGGATATTGATCAATTTCAAAATACTCATAGTTCGTTATTGGATACATTTATATCTGAAAACAAACTTGCTGAAATTGCGAATAAAATATCAGACCCTAATATTAGAACTAATTTACTGTATATTGGTAAATTGTTAAATGTTCTGATGTCAACTAAAGTTGTAAAGTTCATTAAACAAATCACATTCACAAGCTATAAACCTAAAGTGACTTATAACAGATAATCAAAATAGGAGATTAACATGCAGATTCATAATTTCTATAGTGATCTCCTGTTGTCAATTCGATCACTGTTTGATAATAAAATATTCGCTAATAACTTCATCAAACATTACTCGTTTAATATTGCAAATAGAACATTTGAATTATCGAAACGTGATTATAAACCTAACAGAGCATTACCAGCGGTTATCGTTAATCTAGAAGAAGACCAATATTCATTTGGTGAAAGACCAACTAATATTCGACATTCTAGAATTGAAAATATAAATCAAATTCCAGTTCTTTATGACGCAGTAGCTAATAAACTAATTTACGTTCAAGAAGAACAAACAACAGTAACTCTCAGTGTTAATATTAATTGTGAATCACAGTTCCAAGCAAAAGAAGTTGAGTTTACAATTAAACGAAATCTTCCATTGAATAAGTATACGCAAATTCATAGTTTTACATCTTTTCTTGAAATTCATTCAGATATCCTTTTAAACAATGGGATGGATTTTAATGATCATGCAATCACAAATTTGTTTACTAAGCTAAATAATAATCTAGGTGATAGTGAATTTTGTTTCTCTATGAATTATAACCCACTCATTAGAGTAGAATCAATCACATCAAATATTAATTCAAGTACTCAATTAACTTATCAAGTTACTATGACTCTATCTGTTATGTTTCAAATGCCACTCTATTTTTTACTTGATGAAATTAAACAAGATATTTTGAAAATTAATATGGATTTCTCTCGATTTGGTAATGAACCTATATCATCAAATTCAATGAGATCATTTAATCAACAGTCTGAGAAATTATATCTTGCAGATGCGACTAAACAAGTACGAAGAAATGTATTAATACATGACTTATTTGAAAAACAATATAATTTAACAACTTTGATAGTTAATGAAGTTGAATATACATTGTTTGAAATTCATCTTAATTCTACTGATTTAGTTATAAAAGAAAATTTTATTTTTAGATTTTTTGATATCCGTAATGCTGTTCACAGAATAACCCCAACATTAATAGACACTGATATTAACACAGTAAAGTTTCAAATTTTGACTACCGATTACGAACGATATTTTTGTGCATCAATTACATTGCCTATTATTGTTCAATTTGTTGAAGTAGCTGAGTCTATAGATTAGATTTAACTACTTTTATTTTTATTTTTATTTTTATATTTAGGAGTTTAAAATTATGTCCGCATTAATCGCTCTTTTTAATACCGAAAACGATGCTCTGGTAGAAAGTGTATTTGTTGATTCTTGTATCGATCTTATTGACTGTCTTGATGAAACTGATCTTGAAAAACTCAATGAATACGTAACTCTTCTTGGAGAAAAGAAAACCAAAGAATCCCTTGAACAAGAAATTTCAGAAGCTCTTGTTTTGGTTATGGAGCATACTGCTGGTCTGTATGGTACTTTCCTTTATGAGTCTACTGAAGATGATATTGATCCCGAAAGTGCAAAAACTATGCTTGAGAATATTCGAACTGCATTTGGTCGTGAGTTTGTTATGGAAGCCCTCTCTGACAAAGCAAAATCCCGTCTGAAGACTGCTGGTAAAGTGGGTCTTGGTGCTGCTGCTGTTGGTGCTGCGGGATTAGGTGTTTATAATCATATGAAAGGTAATGAAGATACTGGAACTAAATTAAAGTATGGTGGTAATGATAATCCTAGAGGAATGCGTACTGCTCCAGGACAAGATAAAGTTACTATGCCTAAAGCAGACACAGGAACTAAATTAAAGTATGATGGTAATGATAATCCTAGAGGAATGCGTACTGCTCCAGGACAAGATAAAGTTACTATGCCTAGAGGAAATCGTACTGGTAGATCTGCTGAAGTAATTAAGAAACTTAAAGGACTTGGTGGAAGGTAATCAGCATTTCATACATTATAAATTTATAGGGATATAATAACATGGGTATTGATATAAATAAAATCATTGCAGAAGCAACTCAAGAAGAGACTGACTCTAGTAATGAAGTACTAAATGAGACATCAACAGCTCAGATTGAAGAAACTGTTTCTGATGAGAAAGAACAACCAACAATTATTGAAGGAGAGACACCCCAAATGGATACTAACCACTGCATGGCTTCTGCTATTTCCGCTGGTCTTGGAGCAATGACTTTTCGTAATCATCTTCGGTCTTTGACTGAAATTTCTGATAAAACTAAATCCCGTCTGAAGACTGCTGGTAAAGTGGGTCTTGGTGCTGCTGCTGTTGGTGCTGCGGGATTAGGTGTTTATAATCATATGAAAGGTAATGAAACTGAAAGTGCTGTTGCTGACAACGGTCCAGGATCAAGAACTGCTGCTAAAATTGCTGGTGCTAATGATGCAGGTTTGAAAGATGGTCGTAACCTTGCAAAATTTGAGAAAGACGCTAAAACTAAAAAAATGTTTTCTGCATTGAAAGGTGGTCGTAAGTTTGGACAGAATAAATAATTCATATTTCTGAAAAAATATAAGGATATAACAACATGTTGTCCACAAGAAAACTATTTGAAATAACTGATTTGAATAAAGCACGTCTTGGTGTAGCTGGTCGGGCAGCATTAGTTGGTGCAGTTGGTTTGGGTATTTACAATAAAGTAAAAGGTAATGAAGAAGAAGATGATAACGAAACTACATCAACTTTAAAAAAACCTGATACTCCAGTAATTACACCAAACAATGCAACTAGTCCGATTAAAACTCAGAGTAATCGTTCTGTTGGTTCCAACATTACAAAAACAACTGAACCAACCATTAAACAAAATATTAAATCCGGGTTTAATAAAGTTGTTGAGTATTCTGCAAAAGGTACTGCTGACGCAAAGAAAAAATTAAGTAAAAATTTTCCTAATTTTCGTGGTACTACGAAAAAAGATTAATGATAACTATAACACATTTTACAAAAAACATATACAGGAGAATAAGTAATTATGTCTATCTTAGATACTATTTTCGAAAATGAAGATTTTCAGAATGTAATGACCGAAAATGAAGCCGTTCTTACTGAGACAGAACAAAAACTCAGTGACTTTCCTAAAGTTCTTAAATCATTCATCCTGGCTAATTCCAAAGAATTTCTTGCTGAGAACGAAGATCAAATGTGCAAGAATGTTAAGACTTTTACTGAAGTAGCTACTGCTCAGTATATTCAGGAACTCTCTACAGTCATGTCTGAAAATTTTGTAATGCCTGTTGAAGCAGATCCGATTGAAGAAAATGCTGCAATCAACGCATACTTGTAAGATTTAAATTTAGTGGGAGACTGTATTAGAAAGTGCAGTTTCCCACTAAATTTTTAACGAGTTTGTTTTTTCAATTGTTATATATAAATGCGGGGGAATATTTTATGGATAACAATACTCTGACAGCAGTTGCAGCAACAGGGGCAATGGCTCTTGCTTATAAGAAGTATCTTGAAGCATTGAAACAGAAAGACAAACAGAAAGCTGACGATTATTTAAATATACTACAAAACAATAGTGAGTATACTCAAAGATAATTGATTGGAGAATTAACATGATTAGTGTAAGCTCACTTTATGAATTCAAACAGTCTGAATATACACAAAATGAACTTCAACGAAATGAAGAAAAACTTCAAAAAGTCGAACAAGAAAAACAAACTTTAAACGATAAATTAGAGAAAGAAAAAGAAAGGGAACAATTACAAAAAGAAAACGAAAAGAAAAGAAAAAAATTGATGTCTAATAAACTCTAACAAAAATAAAAAACTCGCACACATTACAATTAAGTAATATATGCGAGCATTGTTTAAACCTATTTAATAAATATTGTTGATGTGTTCATAATTTCACTTTCGAATTCTTTCGAAGTAGTGCTAATGAACACAGTTGGTACACTTTTACACCATGTGAATTTTTTGTCTGACAAACAACTGTCAATATCTGAATATCCGTCTGTAAGACTAAGAATGAGGGATAACTTATCTTTCAATTCATTGTCTCCGTCCCAATATTCTTTCTGAACGAATCTATAACAATCTTCATGTGCTGTTCCACCACCAACATCAAAACCAATTGTATTGATGAATGTTATAAACTCGATTTTATTACTACTCTCAAATTGGACATTCTGGACGATTCCAGAGTTATGAACTAATACATGAGTTTTATCAAAGTTATCCAATGATTGGTTAATGATATAAGCAAATTTCTTTAAATCTTTTTTGCTTATACTTCCTGAAATATCAATCCAAATAACTAGTATTCCCACATTTTCTTTTTCTTCTTCCATAGAAACTCCAGGAAGTGTTATACCATGTGGAGCATAGTATTTATTAATTGCTCGCCAACTGCGATCATTGGGTTTTAATATTGTGTTTGTTTTAATTGCTTTTTCAACTAATGTCTCCCATTTGATTTCAACTTTTAATAGGTTACTTAGAAATTCTTTAATTGATCTATTAGATGAAGTTCCTCGACCTTTTTGTTCAAGAATATTATTTGTTGCTCGAGCATTATTAATAATTTGCTCGATTTTTTCTTTTAATTTTTGTTTACCCTCAACTGTTGCTTGATCATCTGTATTTGATATGTCATTAACTTCAAATTCCTGACCAGTATTATCATCTGTAATTGTAGTTGAATTAGCAGTTTTACCAGATTGTGGAAACTGTTTTGAATGTTTTAATAACCATTGATATGCTTCTTCCTCAACACAATTGGGCATTTCTCTATCGAGTTGAGGGATAATATTAAACTGATCTTTATAAAAATGAACAATTTTTAAATCTCGACAACTCCGATCAATAACATGATCACAAGCAAGATTATATAATTCTTTATTTGATTTATTCTTACCAAGTATCCCATGTCTTCTAAATATGTGAGATAACTCATGTATAATTAATCCAATTAAATCATCTGATGTATAATCTGGTTGACCTACAAATTTTCGACTAATATGAATATATCCGTCTATAGGTTTAGCATCGTCAAAACTTAATGCAACAAATCCTTCATTATCGTAGTCACCGACAACCCATTCATATTTGTATGACATAATTCCAAAAACAGCTAATTCAAAGTCTCGTCTAAAGAATTTAATTTTAGCATGTTTAATAACATTATTTATGTGTTGATTAGCTTTTTCTTCTTCTGTCACTTTATTCACTTTCTCCTGTAATCAACTCAATAAATCTATCCATAATAGTCGGATCTAATTTACCGATTGCATTACATACATTTTCATATATATTTCGTTTGTTATGAGTTTTTTCATAATCAACTAACTCTTGGAACATCATGTAACCAAGATCAGGTACATCACTAATATATTGAAATATTATATTTGTCAAATCGGGAATAATTTTCTTTGTATCTTTCAGCCCAGTTACATGACTACAAAGTGCAAAACATAGAATGTATTGATCTTGAAGACTGTTTGGCATTTTAAAATTATCAGACTCAGCAAGGATTTTTTTAATATCAAATTTTGTAAATATGTCGTAATACAGTACAAAATCACTTGTTGCTTCTGGACTAACGTGACCCTGTGCCATATAATGGATATCTGATGTAGATAGTTTCTTTTCAGCTGTCCATGATTCTTTATGACTAAGAAAATTACTAAGTCTTGTCCATGCTCTTGGACTTCCCCAAGGATTATCAACAACTTCATCTTCATGAAAATACTTTTGATAATTTTCATTTTTCAAAAAAGACATGATAGAATAATGAACATTATTCTTAATTGCAAATTTCTCCCGCCATTCTTCATATGTTGTAGTAACGGGCATCATAAAAATTCTGTTAATGATAGCTGAAAACATTGTCTTACTTCCAGCTTTGTTGTGGCCATGATTTCCTGCCATAACGAGTGCAACACTTGCAGGTAAATCATACTCTCTTAGTTTACGTTCAGTTAGTAACTCATACAATAATGCCATGTGAATTGATCCACAAAGATGCATATCGTCAAGCAACCAGATAATCATGTCATATTTTTTGACTTCGACTTTTATTGGAACCCCTTCTGAATCTACACGATCACCATCAACCAATTCAGATTCGACTTCTTCACTAAGTTCATAAAGTTTTTTCATAATTGCGGGAAATGACCATACTGTTCCTATCTGGTCTTTTCCATTTACTGTTATTTTAGTAAACTGAGGAATGCCACTGTGTTCTTCATATGGAGTGATAGCAAAGTGAGTTGACACTACAGCAGTCTTGCCCATGTTCTGTGCAAGAGCTTGCATTGATTGTGTCTTTCCTCCACCAGGTGCTCCAGCAATATATGGAACTTGTACATCGACACCATGGATTTGAAGATAACAAGATTCAACAGCCCACTGAACAGCTTCATTGATATTCTTATATTGTACTTTTTCGGAAATGATTTCTGACATTACTTATTCTCCTTTTAATTGGATAAAATATATGATACAAACAAGTGATTTAAAAACTCATTACACAGTCCAACCAATGGATTATAAAGCTATTTTTACTGAATTCAATAAAACAGTTCATGAAAATAGATTTATGATTAATTTGGACTATTTATTATTAGGGGATAATTTTGAATATGTTGATTTCTCAAAAGATGTTTGGACTCTTCGACCAGAATATTTTTGTGCAGATCATTATGAACATTCATTTATTTATCCTGTAGTTTTATTGGCAAATAATTTAAAATCTATATTTGATTTTACTCCAGATAACATTCCAGACAATTTGATTATTGCTCCTAAATTAAATAAAATTATTAAATTGTTATCAATATAAAAAAGTAGTTAAACACTACTGTTTATATTATTTATTTATATATGAAATGGTTAAATATTAAATTTACATAGATAAAGGACTCATACTATGTCTCAAGAACTTAAAACCGACAATATTGATTTTAATAGCAAAAAGAATGCTAATATTAATAAAACATATAACAAAAAAGGTGACATGATTTGTTATACAAAAACTGAATTTAACTATGAAGAATTTTATGAGTTGTTTGGTTTATATTTATCTAAAATGCCTAATAATTTAATGACAAAACAAGTTAGTAATTTATATACTCGTAAAGGTATATTTGCTGGAATGCGTTTAATTAAATCTAATATTTATCCATATTCTAGATTGATTATTAGAGATAAAAAATTAAATGGTGTTATTCTTGACACTCAACAACTTGATGTTAAGTTAAATGGCGAAACAGACAATATTGACAATTGTGTATACTCAACATATTTTTCAATGATTCGTGCAGCAATCATTTGTAATGAAGATAAAATACTTGGTGACTATGATTTTCATGCTCTTGTAATTAGTTATTTTTATTATACTGTGTTGAAAGCATTTGGTCAAGCTCACGTTTTAAATAAACAACAACTCGATGGAATACTGTTAGCGTGTGGATATCTTTATCTTCGTTATCATTTGGGGATGAATCATTCTGCTGCAAAGAACAGGGTGTATAAAATGTTTGATAAGATTGATAAAGACACTCTTAAATTGTATTCTCCGAAATTTGAATTACTAACCAAATACAAACAAATTAAAGACATTGGTAAAGTGTTAATTGATTTAGAAATTATTTCTGAAGATCCAAATAGAATCTTGATTAAACTAATTCAATTGTTTGGTAAAACACATTTTTATAATTTAATGGGGCCTCTGAGTTATGTTATTGGTTCAATTATTCTAAGTAATTATCCTTCAGATTTATTTGAAAAAAATGTGATAATTAACAATAAACTTCAGAGTAAAATTGAAAATGAAACATTGTCTTATTTAAGTAAAACTTCGTTCGAAATTCATAAAATGAAAATTTCAATCTGGGGATAACTAATTCTTTAAAAGGAGATGAGTTATGGCAGGAGGCACAAGATCGAATGTTCAACTTACAGGAAAAGAATTTATTGGTACAATTATTCCAATAGGTTCTCCACGTGAATATGATAATGTAAAGATGAAGGGAAGATATAGAGTCCATGTTCCAGTATTAATGACACATCTTGAAAAAGATGAAGGTTTAATGTATAAAAATCATACTCATAAATGGCGAATGACTCCTTCTGACGTTGGTGAATATGGTAGTTATTTTCCACTTCATCCTGGTACACATGTGATAGTAAAATTTCAAGAAAATGATTTGAATGCAGGATATATTGATAGGATCATATCAGATTGGAAAGATGGGCGAGATGTCTTAGGACAAGATTGTGTTGATGTTAAATCAGCTCCGACTGATAGAGATGAGCAGTACATAATCTTTAAAACACCCAAAAAATGGAGTATTTTTTACGTTAATGAAGAGACAGAGAAAGAACCAAACACAATATATTTAGTTTATAATCGAGATGATGGACCAAAAAGACGAACGGTTTTTAGGATTGATGAAAGTGGAGTTAGTTTTGATACTAGAGACAACAGTCGAGTCCGAATTCGAATGGATGACAACAAACAAGTTGATGGAAATCAAACTGAGTTGATAAAAGGTTATTCAACAGAACATGTTGATGGTGATAAAGATTCACATTTTCATTCTGATAAAATAGAAAACACTGATGGGAATGAAGATAAGAAAACGACAGGGAATGTAAAAATTGAGGTTAATGGAAATACTAATATTTCTGTTGATGGGTATGTGGATGTTTGGTCTGGAACTTCTATTAATTGTGATGCACCAATTATTAATTTAAATTGTGGTATTGCTACAAAGACACCTGCAAAGAAAGCAAAACCAAACACTTCTGTTCGAGATTTAGGTCCTCAAGAAACTCCTGAATACGATTTAGCAGATACGGTTCGTGAAGATAGACCATTGGTTGTTGGTGATAAATGTGATGATGTGACAGATCATTATAATAATGAAAAACGTGCAGGTGAATCTATGGACGAACCAGGTTAATTTGTCAACTATAACTCATAAACTATCAGGGAGACAATACATGTATGTGTATCATTTCAGAGAATAAAACATACGATATGTTGAACGAAGAACGAGTTTTGTCTTCGAAAGATGATAACTCAATACAAAATAAATTTACAATTAAACCACAAGGGATTTTACTAACTGACACTTATAATAACCCATTTTTCCCTATTCCTAGACCTAAGATAGATACAGCTAAATTTGATTTACTTGAAATTTATAGACAGTATCGTGAATTATATGGACAAGGTAAAAGTTTATACTTGCCTTGGCACTATATGATTGAATTAGTGGATAAGCAATACTTTGTATTTAACACACGTCCAATTGATATGAAGTTTCCAGTGAATTCACAATTTGCCGAGGTCAACAAAAAGGAAAAAAATATAAAATGGGATAAAGTGACTGATGTATTTTTTAAATATAAATTATATGACATAAGCGAAGCAATACATGTTTGTCTAATAGGGAATACGAATCTTGATGTTTATACAAATACAGTGTATAAATTAATTGGAAATTCATGTATGTTGCCTATCTTGAAACAGAGTAAGCTTCATGGAGGATTATATCAAAATGTATTTGGATTAAATATTGGAAGAAGATTCAATTTAGATAAGATTAGTAAATTCATCACAGTGTAAATAAAATTATCATCTTTTGTATATAAATAATTAAATTGGGAAACAATTTTATTTTTTATGCAAAAACGCATTATAACCTATTAAATTGTTGGAGGTCACACGTTTGCCATGTTAAGCAATTGTTCAGTAGAACCAATGCAATCTGATTTTTCCAATGACTACAATGTACAACCAACCCTTCCATCATTACCACTTGCTGTAAAAGCCATTAACTCTCCCCCAGTTAACGCTAACGTTGTTAGTTATGCTGATAAAGCAGGCTCCCCAACGGTCGTTACTCCAGACGATCCTAATGTAAGAATTTGTACACAACTTATTGAGAATTATCTATCTACAGAGCTTTGGCACATCACATCAAACAGTGACAAATATGGATTTACTTGCATAAGTAAAAAGACTCTAACAATGTTCTTGAATAAATTAGAAAGATCATATTCAAACATATTGTCACAAGAAGACGAATTAACAAAACAGATGTATTACTTACATCATTTCTGTAACGGTTTATATCAATACAATGATAAAATTCTACATTTGCCTTATGAGCGATTTAGGTCTAGTGTACTGTTTCCTAATTTGATGTATGTCCTGATTCGTTATTACACTAAAGCTAAAGGTTTTCTACAGGCTATTAATCGTAAGATATTTAATGAATATCAGGCGAAGAATAAGGGGATAATTAATAAATTTATTTCATCATATTACATAGATGAAGAAGTGATAAAATCAGATGTGTTGTACAGCTTTCTAGGAAATTGCCTTCGTAAGTTTGATCCCCTGTCACTTAAAAACTTATATGGTTTTTATAATAGATCGATACGAAGCATTTACTTTTATTATTTTAAAACAGATAGACATTTTAATGTTGTCTTTATGGAGATGTCTGACATTGAAAAGACTATTAGTAATTCATATAATATACCTGCAAGATTAATTCATTACCGTGATGTGTTATATGAAATACAGATTGAAAAAATGTGCGAGAACTCAATCACTATGAGTCAACTTGGATATAACTATGGGATATTTAAAAATGTGATTCTTGATAATGAGTTTCAAAGTATGTATTATTCAGTTAATTCAGATTCATTTGTAGCAAAGAATAATCAATACAAAATGATGAATTTGTACGATGATGAAGTCTCTGAGCATTTTGAAGGTTCAAATGAACAGAAATTGTTGGATGAATTGAAAAAGATGCCAATGATTTATAAACTATTAAGATCAATTCATATAGTTAATCCAAAGAATAAGCCATATGATCCAACAATAATTAAAATCGACTTAGTTAAGATTGTTGTATTAGAAGAGTTGTCCCATCCATTTCGTCATATGTTTTCAGATACTCACATACAAGAGATTTTAGAAAGTACAGCAATGAATTTCGTTAAGAATGTGATGTCGGGAGAATATATTAATCCAATAACATTCACAACTATTAAAATTGGACATTATAGTTTCTTGACACAATTGAGAGCTTTCATAAGACTCTGTATTAGGGAACTTGGGATTAGGTAGATAATATGTCAAAAAAGAAAAAGGACGAACAATCAGAGAATGATGGTATTATTAAGAGTTTTGAGAGTATATCAGAAAGGCTTGACAAACAGATTACTTTAATTGTGGGAAAACAACAAGAATTACAGAATTATTTGGTAATGATTGATAACCATATAATGCATTTTGACCAGATGATTCAACAAGAGATGCAGAGCAGTCAACCAGATTATAAAAAGATTAATTCATATAGAAGTGCTTCGTTCAAAAACATTGAATTGATGAGTGTTCTCCATACGACGTTTAAAGGTTATGAAGAAGTGAAGTTCAGATATTTTAAAGAGATTAGTGATTCGAATTATAAACAACAACGATTGATTTCTGTTGATATTAAACGTGTTGGTACTTCGGAAGACATGGGACAAGAATTTTACGAAATCATGCGCTCCTTGTCGAAATTAAATATAGTTGGTAATGAGGCACAACACCAAATTGCAGAGAATAGTCAGATGTTAAACACAGTTAAAGAAGGTTTGACTGGTGATGAATATGAAATGTAATTGAATTAAATTTTGGTTATGTTACTGAGAGGACAGATTCGGCCGAATTTGAATGGTTGCCTATGATGATCATTCTAACTCCCAATAACATTTATTTTTTCATAGGAGAAATATTATGTTTGACCCAAAGGTCAAGCACCCCAGGGTAGAACCTCTGGGGCTTGAACAGACACGAGTATCTATGTAAATAAATACTCAGGATCTAATTAAGAGTCCACTTACGGATACCACTCCCAGTCCGTGACTCT